GCAGCGTAGTTTGCGTATGAACCTTTAATAGTGATTGACTGGCCAACAGCGCCTGTTGCACCTGTTGGTCCTGACGCACCTGTTGGTCCTGACGCACCTGTTGGTCCTGTTGCACCAACTGTGCCTGCCGAGCCTGATGGACCTGTCGGTCCTGTTGGACCTTGTGATCCTGTTGGTCCTGTTGCACCACCAAACTCAGATGTTCCAACCTCTACCCAATATGAATCATAGTAGATAAATACCGCGCCAGTTTCTGTGTCAAACCAAGTATCTCCTGGTACAGGGTTTGCTGGAGGTGTTGCAGCATTTGGTATAAACGCTCCGCGTATACCTGTCGGTCCTGTTGGGCCTGTTGGTCCAGTGACTCCTGGTCCAGTTGGTCCTGTAGGTCCAGTTACTGTTGAGGCAGCGCCGACTGGTCCAACTGGCCCGGTTGGTCCTGTTGGTCCTGTTGGCCCCTGTGATCCTGTTGGTCCAGTTACTGTTGAGGCTGCACCTGTTGGACCAGTTGGGCCTGTTGGTCCCGTTGAACCTGTTGGTCCAGTTACCTGCGAGGCAGCACCAGTTGGTCCTGTTGGTCCAGTAGTTCCAAGTGGTCCTTGAGATCCTGTTGGACCAGTTGGACCTGTTGGTCCAGTAACTGTTGATGCAGCACCTGTTGGTCCTGTTACACCTTGCGCACCTGTTGGGCCAACTGGAGCAGCACCAACCTCTACCCAAAATGAATCGTAGTAAATATAAACTTTTCCAGTGTCAGAATTAAACCACGCATCTCCTGCAAGAGGAGTTGCTGGAGGAGTTGCTGCGACTGGAGTAAATGCACCAGTTGCACCAGTTGGTCCAGTTGGTCCTGTTGGTCCCGTTGAACCTGTTGGTCCTGTTGGGCCTTGTGGTCCGACGATCTGTCCAACGTCTGTCCAGGTACTTCCACCCCAAACATAAAGATTTCCGTCAGAGTCAACAATGTAAGCATCATTTAACTCTTGACCTGTGATTGCATTAAGTGCTGTTGTATTAGCAACACTTCCCTTAAAGTCAATGCTTGTTCCTTGTGGACCAGTTGCACCTGTTGGGCCAGTTGGTCCAAGAATGTTTCCAACGTTCTCCCAGGCTGTACCGTTCCAAACATAAAGATTTCCAGCTATTAAGTATCCGTCACCAAGATCACCTGTTGGGTGCGCTGCTTGTAGTTCTCCTAAGGTAGCAAAAGAACCAAGAATTTGAACTGCTGTTCCTTGCGCACCAGTAGCACCTGTTGCACCTGTTGCACCTGTTGCGCCTGTTGCACCTGTTGGACCTTGAATACCTGTTGGACCAGTTACACCTTGCGCACCGGTTGCGCCTGTTGCACCGACTGCGCCAGTTGGACCAGTTACACCTTGAATTCCTTGAGACCCTGTTGGACCGGTAGCACCTGTGTCACCAGTAGCACCTGTTGCACCAGTTGCACCGACTGCGCCTGTTGCTCCAGTAACTCCTTGAATACCTTGCGCACCAGTTGCACCTGTTGCTCCAGTTGCACCCGTTGCTCCAGTAGCGCCTGTTGCGCCAGTGTCACCAGTTGGACCAGTAACTGTTGAAGGATTACCTTGAATACCTTGAGGACCTGTTGGGCCTGTTGCACCAGTTGGTCCTGTAATTGTTGAGGCAGCACCTTGTGCACCTGTTGGACCTGTTGGTCCTTGCGCACCTGTAGGTCCTGTTGCACCTTCGTTACCCTGAATACCTTGTGGACCAGTAACTGCTGGACCTGTAGCACCTGTTGCGCCTGTTGGACCAGTTACACCTTGTGGACCAGTCGCACCTGCGCCTGTTGGGCCTGTTGGACCTTCATTACCTTGAATACCTTGCGCACCTGTTGGACCAGTTGCTCCAGTCGGTCCAGTAACTGCTGGACCTGTAGCGCCTGTTGCGCCATCTGGACCTGTAGGTCCTTGTGAACCTGTTGGACCAGTTACACCTTGGTTACCTTGAATACCTTGCGCACCTGTTGGACCAGTTGCTCCAGCAGCACCTGTTGGACCAGTTGCTCCAGTTGCACCTGTTGCACCTGCGCCTGTAGCACCAGTTGCACCTGTTGGACCAGTTGGGCCTTCATTACCTTGAATACCAGTTGCACCAGTTGGACCAGTTGCACCGACTGCGCCTGCAGCGCCAGTTGGACCAGTAACTGTTGAAGGCGCACCTGTTGGACCAGTTGCGCCTGTTGGACCAGTGTCACCTTGAATACCTTGAATACCTTGCGCACCAGTTGCACCTGTTGCGCCAACGTTACCTTGAATACCTTGCGCACCTGACGGTCCTTGTGCACCTGTTGCACCAGTTGCACCTGTTGGACCAGTTACACCTTGGTTACCTTGAATACCTGTTGCACCTGTTGCACCTGTTGCACCAGTTGCACCGACTGCGCCTGTTGGACCTGTTACACCTTGAGGACCAGTTGCACCTGTTGGGCCTTCAAGATTGCCAACATTTTCCCAAGCGCTAGTAGCAGCACTCCATACATACAAAGTGCCATTGTCAATAAAGTATCCATCGCCTGGTTGACCAGTTGGGTGTGCTGCTTGAAGAGCAGCAAGGTTTGCATACGAACCAAAGATTGTTACACTTTTACCAGCAGCGCCAGTTGCACCAGTTGGACCAGTTACTCCTGCTGCGCCAGTTGGACCAGTTGCACCTGTTGCACCAGCACCAGTAGCACCTGTTGCACCTGTAGGTCCTGTTGCACCTTCGTTACCCTGAATACCTTGTGGACCTGTTGCGCCTGTTGCACCTTGAATACCTTGTGCACCTTGTGGACCGACAGATCCTTGTGGACCAGTTACACCTTGAATACCTTGCGCACCTGTTGGACCAGTTGCGCCTGTTGCTCCTGTTGGTCCGGTGACAGTACTTGCTGCACCAGTTGCGCCTGTTGCACCAGTTGGACCAGTTGCTCCAGTTGGACCAGTTACACTTGGACCAGTTGCACCAGTTGCACCTGTTGGTCCAAGAAACGGACCGACGTTAATCCATGAAGCAGTGTTTGCACTCCATACATAAAGATTAGTTGCGACTATGTAACCATCGCCTGCAGTACCTGTTGGGTATGCTGCTTGTAGTGCGCCTAATGTTGCAAATGAGCCAAGAACACGAACACCAGAGCCAGAAGGACCTGTTGGGCCAACAGGGCCAATTGGTCCACGTGGCATTGGAGGAAGTGTAGTTGAATCTGCTACAGGAGATGCACTGCTTAACTCAATGCTGAGATCTAATGTAGAACCATCACCGTAAGGAATAAAAACAAAAAATCTTTGAGGCTTTACGCCATATAGTCTAACGTTAACTTCATATGCCCAACCATCAGGCGTTAAATTTGGATTGTCAGTTGTTGGAAGAGTTACTGAGAAACTACCGCTGCTGTTTAATGTAGCAACAACAGCTCCAGGAATAAGAACTGCGTTTTGAAGGTCAACTACTGTTGCCGTTGGTGTAAAGGTTACTCGACCGCGAGCAGGAACGCCTCGACCAGTAAGGTATGTACCCGTTACAACACGAGTTACGACATCGTTAGACCAGCTCACTACAACTCCGTTCCGCGCAAGGGGAGTCAGGTATATTTACCATACTAATAATAACAAACACTCTAACTAATTAGGTGGACTTGAGACTCCAAAACCGATGGTTGGACCAGATGTGGTTAGTTTACCATGGTCAGGATCTTCATCTGGCTCACTGTAGGCACCCATAGCTGAGTATGCGGCAGCATCAATCCAATACTCTTCTGCGTCTGTTGTGCTTGTTGCTCGAACTAAGTTTGCGGCAGCCATCATTGCTGCAACTGTTGTAGATGGGAGAACGTCATCAAGATCTAATAGCCCTGCCCAAACAATTCCAATGCGGGTAATCTCGTCGGACTGCTCGTAGTCTTGCTTTGTTACCTTGTCTTCTGCTTGACGTAAGATACGCTTACGTGCGTCTTTTATCGGGCGACGGTTTCTTATCAAGGTACCGCCTTCCCATTTTATATGATTCTTCTCGTCACGGGTATAACACTTAGATCTTGCCGCGCATCATGGCCATTTCCAATAACCATTGTAAGAATACCTGGATTAGATTCTAAACCATGTCGATCACGGTACCATGCAGAACCAGGGTCAAGAGTTGGACACTGTGCCCAAAAGCGTTCACCAATATCCATACTTCTATATGAGTGGTAATGACCAGATAACCAAACATCAGCCATTCCAAGAGGAGTTTTACCTGCGGATTGTTCCTGTAAATACAACGATACGTTCTTTCCACTTTGATGCCCGTGGAATAAGCCTAACATCGTCCCGTTCACGTCTATAGCCAGGGTTTGATGGTCTTTAGCAGGGTATCTAAACTCTACATGAGAAAGTGCACTGTTTTCAGCACATGCGTCCTGAACTGAGCTTGCGATCTCTGTGTTCCATCCTTCTGATGGATCTAGTGCTACTTGACGTGATACCTCGTCGTGATTTCCATTTACTACTGCAACTATTACGCGATCTGCTAAAGGTGCAAACGCCTTTACCTGTGCCATAAGAAGTCTACGCCCTACTCGCGTCTGCTCTGTAAGACCAAGATCAGATGCGGAGTGACTTTGAAGACGCCCTCCTTGAGAAACGTTTCCTTCAACGTGATCTCCAAGAAGTGAGATAACTACTGTGTTAATGTTTCTTCCGACTCGTCTCAAGTCTGAAAGACGTTGTACCGCGCCGTCAGTTGCGGAGATTATCCTGGCTATTGTTTGAGGAGTACCTTCTCCACCCTGCTTTTTTCCAATTTGCTGGTCGCTAGGGGCAAACACAAATGCAAGTTCAGGTCCTGTTGTTTTAGGGTAAGAAACCTTAGAAGGTTTCCATTTGCTAAGCTCTTTAACCATCTGCTCAACATCAGCCTTATCTTGCTGTTGAACGGCAACTGGAACTACAGTTATGCGGTGGGACTCTAAAAATTCTCCATCGTATCTTTGCCACTTTGAGCGTCGTAGCCCTGTAACAACCCACTGAAGAGGGTCAAGATCAAATGATTGTAGTATGTCCTTTGCGTCAGGCACCTGTCCCGAAGGATAGGGTATGGATTGAATAAAACCTCCATCGTCACCGATGTCAAGGCGCGCTTTATACGCTTCAGGTGTTGCAGAAAAACGGGCATCTGAACCAGATCTTCCTGCTATATGAAGTTGTTTATCTAAGCTGTCGCCAAGACTCATTTACATCGCAACCTTGGGATTGGATCCAAAGCAGCGACATCCTCCACGGCGGTGTTTTGTAACTGCCGCATCTCCAATATCGAATCCTTCATCACGTAGGGCAGCAGCGATTGCCGTGTTGGGCAAACGCCCTTGAGCTCCATATGGTACCTCTAGAACCTCGGCAAGTTTTGCCTTGTCTTCCTTTGAAAGCTGATTTCCAGTAAGCAGGCTACCGACTCTGCATGGCAGACCTACTGTTGAACCTACGGCTACAGATAGCCTTTCAGATAATGACATTTTCACCATCTCACTTGGTAATTAGGCGCCTTAGCGCAATGCAAACTATACACCTATAGTAAACACTTAACTATATTATAAACAATAAATTAAAAAAAGTAACGCTCATGTGTACACTATTAGAGACTATTTTTTACTAGTGAAAAGTATATTAAACTGTGAAACTAAGTAGACTTACTTGATTTTGTATAATTACTACCAGTTCTTGTAAACTGCTTCTAATCTACTATGTTATTCGTCTTTATCAAAAGTTTTTAGAGCAAAGGCTGCTTTTGATTTTCTTGATCTTGCTGGTGCAGCTGGCGCTTGCCCGATTAAAGTTAATAAAATATCCTTCATCAACCGTACTTCTGTTGCCGTCTCTCTTGCTATTCTATGGGTTTCGCCTACCTCATCTGCCAGTGAATCTCCACCGTTCTTCCAAAGCTGGTGTTCTACACGGGACATTCGATCTGATATTGTGCGACCTTCCTCGTCTACAGCAAGAGCTTGATCTATCCGAGTAGCAATTCGGTATATTGAAACCACTCCGCCGCCTATAACTGCCAATGCGCCAATAACACCTGCTATAGTAAGAAGTATTTCTGATGGCATGAGCTAGTGTCCTAAGAGGTAGAAGGTAAGAATAATTTTAATCATAAAATTGGTTTGTTTGTTTGTTTACATGAGTGGTAGATACCCGTTATAGTGGACTTGTCCCAAATTCCGCAAATTGTACAAGAGTGCTTCTACATTGAACAATGCCTTAGAAGTCGTTATGTACTAGGGTCTTTGTCAACATAGAGAGGAACTAGATGCAACAGACACAACGACGTATGAGCGTAAGAAGCGTAGCGACAACTTATGGAATTCCTGCTCGAACTGTTTCTCGTGCAGTTAATGCTGGTGAACTTCCAGCCGTAATAACTAAGACAGAGACCGGAAGAGAACGTTTTTATATCTCACTAGAAGATGCTGAACGCTGGTTTACTACCCTTCTCATTGCAGGGAAGGTAAAAGACTAACATGACAAATTGGGACTCAGCGCTGGGTCGTCTTCAGCCAGCGGCAGTGTGGTACGCATCTCAGGGATGGAAGATTCTTCCTTGCTATGGAATTGTCGGTGGGCGGTGTACTTGTAATAGTCCACATGCAGAGCCTAAGGATGTCGGCAAGCACCCATCTATCCCCGAGTGGAATACTCGCGCAACATCAGATCTTGAAACAATTAACAATTGGTACACGCAGGCACCTGATAACAACATCGGAGTTCACTGCCAAGCTTCTGGTTTCTTTGTAATTGACATTGATCCACGTTCTGATGGCCCTGCATCATTTGAAAAGTTTGAGGCACTGCTTGATGGAGCTCTTCCACCAACAGTTGAGGCTCTTACTGGAAATTACTCATATAAGAATGGACAGGCACGTGGTCGTCACTTGTTTTATAAATGTGATGATAACGAAGGACTTGTCGGTAACTTAAAGAAAAATGGTCTTAACGGAATTGACATCAAGCATAACGGCTATGTCTTAATCTCTCCATCGCGTCACTTTTCTGGAAACTGCTATGAGTGGGTCCCAGGAAAAGCTCCTTGGGAAATCGAGATGGCGCAGGCACCAGAAGAGCTTTTATCAGTTTTGCGTAAGAGACAACGCCGTGGCGGAACTGCTTTAGGCGAGGCCGAGTGGGGCTGGCTTGATGGATTAAGTTTTGGCGAAGAGAGAGTTGACATTGAGAAGCTTCTTGAAGAAGGTATCGATGAAGGCTCGCGAGCTGTAGACATATTTCGTATGGCTTGTGCTCTTGCAAACAAGTTCCCAGTTCAAACTGAGGCTGGTCGTCTTGCAGTAGAAACTATGATGATTCGATTTAACGCAGAAAAGGTGCGTCCTCCACTTGAGCTTGAAGGCCAAGGTGGATTGCTAATGCACGTTCGTCGTGCTATTACATTTGTTATTGAAAATCCAAAAACAGATCGTATGTGGCCAGGTCTTACAGAGTGGGCACAAAAATCTCAACAAGAGTCACAAGCCAAGATTACAGCAAAGGCTAATGGAACACCGCAGCCGGCAGTATCAGAAGTACGTTCTTATGGTTTTAATGAGAACAGTCATCTGCCAGGTACTGTTGGTGGAACTATTAGCGCAGGTATTCAAGACGGAGATTCAGTTCGTGATGCATCTAATCTTTCTAACATTGACGTTCCAGGTGACGCAGACGCTATTGGTGAAAATGAAGGCGGAGAACCTGGAAAAAGAACTTTAACTGATACAGGAAATGGTCGTCGTCTTGTAGATGCGTTTGGTCCTGCAGTTCGCTATACCCCTGGACTTGGTTGGTTTCACTGGGACGGAAGTTACTGGAAGCCTGACATTGAGAATCTTGAAATGCGTGAGCTTACAAAAAAGCTTGCACCAATTATTGCCAGTGAGGTCGTAAATTACGATGACCCTGATAAGCAAGGTGAAGTAATTAAGTGGGCTCAACAAGCAAAATCAAATTCTAGACTTGCCGGTGCGATTGAATCTGCAACATCCGACCCACGCATTCTTGTTGGCGTGGAGAACTGGGACAGCGATGAACACCTTCTTGGTGTTGCTAACGGAGTTATAGATCTTCGCACCGGCGAGCTACTTAAAGGACGACCTGATCTTTACATTACACGTCGTGCTCCGGTAGCTTACACTCAAGGTATGCGCAATATCCGTTGGGAACAGTTTATTGACTTTGCTACTGGCGGAGATAAGGAATTACAAGAATGGTTACAGCGTGCAGCTGGTTTCTCGTTAACTGGCTTACGCACCCACGATGTTATGTTTTTAGTCTATGGTCCTCCAGGGTCTGGTAAAAACACATTTGTTGAAGCTCTTGTAAAGTGTTTAGGAACACAACAATACGCTTGGCCACTTGATTCATCTATCCTTGCTCAAGGAGATGGCCACTCTAACGGATCAGATCTTTATCACTGGGCTGAGCTACGTGGTCGTCGTTTAGTGTGGGTTGATGAGTTGCCAGATGGCGAGCGCATGAAGGAAAACTCAGTTAAGAAACTGACAGGATCTTCTGAAATCTCTGCTCGTTCACCTGGTGAAAAACCGTTCACGTTTCAATCACGTGCAAAATTATGGGTTACGACTAATCACCGTCCTATTATTAACGATGATGCAATGTGGCGTCGTATTCGACCAATTCCTTGGTCAAAGGTTCCGGAGTCACCAGACCCAGAGTTGAAGGCTTACATATTTGACCCTGAAGGTGCTCTTCCTGCTGTTCTATCTTGGGCAGTTGAAGGTGCAATTAAGCTTCTTGGCTCGAGTGCGCGTGACTCTCTTGGTTGGTGTACTGCTGTGTCTGAGGCTGCAGACATTTATCGTAAGAACGAAGATCGTATTGGTATCTTCTTAAATGAAGAAACAAGAGAATCTGAAGGTGCTCGTTTACCTATTAAGGCTCTATACGCAGTTTATCGCTTATGGAGTGAAGAACGTGGTGAACGCGCCATGACGCAGATTGCATTCCAAAGAAAGATATCTGACCGTGGTCACGATATTACAGGTCTTGGCTCAAGGGCAGAAATTGTTGGAAGAGTACTTATTCCACGTGCTGTGCCTACAGGTGACGTTGACTGGGCAAGCGCAACAAGATTTGCAAGAGGTTAGGACAGTATATGGGAGATAGCGCAGAATCATGGCAAATGCCTTGGAGTCAGATGTCTCAAATTCGCACGGAGATTGAGTCAGAACTTCGTAGTAAGATATCAAGCGAGATATCCGCGTACTCTGCTATAGCTTTAGAACGTGGAATATCAAACTACTTTATTAGCGGACTAGATGTGGCAGCTAATATAGCACTGTTAGGACTGCCACAAAGAGAAAGAAAACAAGAGGAGACAGATAATGAATGAAGAAGAGATAGTCGACGCAGAGATTATAGAAGGAATAGAAGTTCCGCGCAACGAGGACGTGGTTGAAGCTATAGAACATGGAATGAAAAACATGTATTTAAGTGGGCCAATGGACGGAATTGAAAACTACAACCACGACCTGTTCAACAGAATTGCCCAGGAGTTTAGAGCTGTAGGCTTTATGGTATGCTCTCCTTCAGAATTTTTTGATGGAGATAAGACTAAGCAACGCAAAGAATACATGAGAGAAGCTATCAAGTATTTACTTGAAGCTGACACAATTGTACTTCTACCAGGGTGGGAAGAAAGCAAAGGCGCACGCCTTGAGGCTACAATTGCCACAGAGTTAGATCTTACCATAATGGAGTACGTAGAAAACGACGAGCAAGCAGCTAAACTACCACCAGTTGGCGGAACACTGTCTTCTATGGAAGAAATCAAGCAGGCGGAAGGTTTTCATAACCTAACTCTTGTAGATGAAGAAGGAAATGATCTACCTGCAAATCTAGGTTCTTTTACCCCTGTAGAGGAAAAATAAGAAACCTGCAATAAAAGACGCCAAAGTACACGGTGTAGGTATATAGTACAAACAGGATTAACTGTGTACTTGGGAGAGAGACACGAATCCTAAGGGCCTGAGGAATCAGGCCCTTCTCCTATTTTGTCAGCCTTTAAGAAGTTTAATGTTTTACGAATAGTAGACCCATGCCACTTTCCACCTAATGCTGTTGGAACATTTTGAGCATTTAGTTGACGAGCTGTTTCATGATATGAAACACCTTTATCTCGCAGTTCTGTGATGATCTTTATCGCCTCGTCTGAGATTTTACTTTTAGGTCCAAGATCTACTCCCCAGTTCTGTCCAGTCTCGCGACGATACTTGTGCACTGACTTTTGTCGCTCTGAGATTATAGATCTTTCCATCTCTGCAAGTGCAGACATGATTGTTACAACAAATCGTCCTTGATACGTCGATGTATCGAGGTTGAGATCTAGCATTACTAAACGCCAACCCTTCTGATTAGCTCTGTCGATAATGTTTAAGAAGTCCTTTGTGGAACGTGCTAGGCGGTCTACACGGGTAACAATTAGCGCCGAGGCTGTTCCATTGTCTAATCTTTCAAGAGCTCCACGCAGGGCTGGACGACCTTTAATTGACTTACCAGAGCGCCCTTCCTCACGGACAAGTTCCATCTCGGTGTAGCCAGCAAACGTGGCTGCTGCCCTAAGTTCTCTCTCCTGAGCGTCCAAAGACATGCCATCTGTAGCCTGCATCTGCGTAGAAACACGTGCGTAAAGTAGCGCTATACCTGCTGTCATAAATTCTCCATATTCATCAAATTCCGCATGAATGTACAATTCTTTACCCGTAAAACTAGTGTACACCCTTTTGGTTAAACGTGTATGATTATAGCAGGGTTTTAGCCACCTTAACGACGTAAAACACCCAGTACACTTGCTAGATACGGAATACAATTGTAGCATGTCCCATAAGGTAAAAGATAAAGTAAGTCTCACCTGTAAGCAGGGTTCTACCTTTACACGTCACATTACTTACAAGAGCAATGGTGTAATAGTTAACCTTACAGGTTACACCGCAAGGATGCAGGTTCGTCCTTCATACGCCTATGAGTCATCAGTTGTGATAGTAGATCTAACTACTGGTAGCGGAATAACAATAGACGGAGAGCATGGCGCAATTGACCTAGCTATCACCGCAAGTGCAACCGCAGCTATCACCGCAGGCAACTACGTGTATGACCTTGAGGTTGTAGCTCCAGGCGGAACAGTTACAAGATTATTAGAAGGACCTTTCATCGTTACACCGGAGGTGACACTATAATGGCTGACATTGAAATAGAGATCTCGAATCAAGGACCGCAAGGTGCACAAGGACCGACTGGCCCAACGGGTCCTCTAGGACCAACTGGACCTTCAGGAGGGGCAACCGGACCGACTGGTCCACAGGGACCGACAGGTCCTGGGCTATCAGTCGTATCTGTTCCTGCCACTGCGACGTCGTCTGGAACTGTAGGACAAATCGCATGGAGTAATACCTATCTTTACGTGTGTGTAGCAAGCAACACATGGATTCGTGTCTCTAGAGCGGCCTGGAACTAAGACTTCCGTGTAAGACTTCCGTGTGGGAGTTAAGAAGTTGAAAGCTAAACAAAATAAGGCTTTTTTGAAGTTCCGCTTTAATTGTACATTTTGGCGCTAAGAGGCGATATAATAACCTATTGCCCTAAAGGCGTAGGTCGCAGCCAGTTGGAAAGTCTAACGTAAGAGCATAAGTCTATAAAACCCTACAAATGAAGAAGGCATATCGTCCTGAACATGACGTACAACTGTTATCCCGAACGGCCTTAGGTGATATGCATACTATGCACAATCATCACCGCAAAAAGGTTAGAGTGCTAGACGCTGGTTAGGTAGCCAATGTCG